CAACCCCGTGAGCAGCCGGCCGCCGAGCTTGTCGGGACCCGTCCCGAACAGCCGCGACTTTGCGCGCATAAAGTCGATAAAGTCCGCGACGCGGAGCTCGGAGTCGATCAGCTCCTTACCCTTGTTCGTCGTGCCGGCGAGCAGCGTGGTACGCTGCACCGGCAAACGGGTCGGCATGAAGAACCCGAGCTGCCCAGAAAGCTCTTTGTTCATGCGTTGCGCGATCCGGCCGGAGACCTCGCGCTCGAGCCCGGCCCTTTGCCAGTTGCCAGTAACCGCCGCGTTCATCGCGCGGAGGAGGGAATACCGCGGCGTCTCGTCCTCGCCCATGTCGGCCGACGCGCCCGGCGTTGGTGCGGCCGGATGCGAGACAATCGCGCCACGCTGCCGCGAGACGATTTCGCCGGCGGCCGCCTCGACCGACAGCCCGCGAGTGACCATCTCGAGCGCGGTATCGGCCGGCAAACCCGCGGCCGCGGCGAGCCGGAGAATCGCGGTACCGTCCGCCTGGTTTGGGACCGCCGTCCGCACCACCGGCGGAGCGCCGGCGGGAGCGTCGTTGTTGCCCGGAGGCGTGCCGCCGCCGGTGTTTTCGTCGGGTTCCATACGTGTAACTCCGGTGCCGGCGTGAGTGTGGCCCGTCGCTCCGGCGGCGCGGTCGGGTTGCGCCGGCGAGCCCGGCGCGGTGTGTGTGGATGAGTCGCGAAACGACGCAAGCGCGCGCACGACAGTAACGTCCGCGCCGGGTACGGCTTGGCGCGGCGTTATCGAGATTTCCTCGAGGCGCATCTCGAGCCAGCGCAACCGAGAGCGCTCGTCGTTCTCGCCCTCGAGGATTTCATACCGCTCCGGCCAGGCACCGACCGAGAGCCCGACGCGGCCGCCCGCGCGGAGGACCGCGCCGGCGTATTCATGCGCCGCGCGGCCGGCCTCGGTGTCGAAGAAATCCGCGCGCATGCGCGCGACGCCGTCGACGTCCTCGAGCGAGCGGACGACGCCGATGTGATTGGCGGCGGCGTAGTACCCGAGCGCCATGCTTCCGCCGTGATCGAGATAGAGCGCGACCTCGCCGCGCGCGATCCGGTCCGCGTTCTTCGCAAAGCAGCCTGGCGCAAACTCGGTGCCGTAGGCGTCGAGCACGTCGTATACGACGGCATCGCCCTCGAGCGAGCCGATAACCCCGTCCGGGAGCGTCGTGTCCTCGGCGCGCGTCACCAGGCGCGCGCGTTGCACGAGGAGCGGGAGCGCGAGCAGCTCGCCGAGCGTCGGCGGTGTGCGGAGTGGTGGCGTCATGCGGCCGCCTTGCCTGGTTGTGAGGAGTCGGCCGCGCCGGCGTCGTCCGCCTGGTCCGCGGCGTCGTTGGTTTTGCGCGCGGCGGCCGCCTTGGCGGCGACATCGCCGGCGCTTGCGAGCGTGAGCCCGGCCTTTTTCACCGCGTCCGCAAACTCTTTATTTTCCGCGAGCAGCGTCTCCCAATCCTCGCCCATTTCCGAGATGATGCGTTGCGGCGAGGTCAGGAAATATTGCAGCTGGAGCGCGAGCGTCTGCATGTCCTTGAGCGGATCAATCCAGGCGTACCCGCGATACTGCGGACGCGCGCGGAGCGCGCCCGGATCGGCCGCCGTCGGCTCGAGGAGCTGCGATATCACGCACTGCCGGATAAACGCACGCCACACCTTGAGCGCGATCGCGGTTCCAAACTCGCGCGCCTCGCGCTTGAAGCGATCGCGCTCCCCGATCAACCCGCCGCGGTTGCTCCCGTAATTGCCTTTCGATAGGTCGCCCGTGAGCGTCGCATAAGTCATATGCACCGCGCCCGCCACCCATAGCGAGCCGGTCGCGACAAACTCGGCAAACGCCGCGGACGGTTGCCCAGGGTCCCACGGCTCGAACGTCGTGCCGTGCGGGACCACCGGCATGGAGCCGGGCTCGCCCTCGATTGACGGCAGCTGTTTCCGCCCCGCGCCCACGTCCGGCGCGACCGTCTCGCCCTCCGCGCCCGTCGTCGTCGCGGTGTCCATCGGGACGATGGCGTCGTCCGGCGGCTCGATGAGGATTCCCATTTTGCACGACGAGACGCGCGCGCTCAAAACCGCCGCCTCGACAAACCCGTCGAGGTGTCGAAGCGTCGTCAGCGCCGGCGCGAGGTCCGGCACACTGCGCGTTGCGCCGGGACGGTGAAACCGGCCGATCCGGAGCAACAGCTCCGGCGAGAGGTGCCGGTATTCGCGCCGGCCCCCTTCGCTCGGATGCCGGAGGAGAACCCAATACCGAACGACGCGCCCGAACTTGTCGAGCTCCACGCCGTTGCGTATTTCGTTCTGCCCTTCGCGCGCCGGCCGCGTGAGCTCGAGGTCGACGAGGTCCGAGTCGAACGACTGCACCGCAAACCCGAACGTATTCGGGAATCCCGGCAACAGCTCGAGCCACCCCTCGCCGTCGGTCCGCCAGGCGTCCGAGACTTGCCCGCACACCTCCGCCCACGACTCGCCGAGCGGCGAGCAGCTCTCGCACCAATCGGCGAAAAGCGCCTCCTGGCGCGCGCGGAGGTTCTTGAGCGGCTTGCCGCGGCTCGAGACGGCCGCGGATTGAATTCCCATACCCTCGAGTCCGAGCGTCATGTCGCGACACGCGCGCACATAGCGCGCGCCGAGCGCGGTGTTTTGGACCGCGTCGCGCGCGGCGGTGCGGAGTTTCGGCAGCGTCGCGCCCTTGAGCTCCTCGCGCGCCGAAACCGGCCGCATCGCCCAATCCATCGTCACCCGCGACACCGTCGCCGCGCGCCAGGAGCGCCGCACACTCGCCGGCACCGCCACCGCGCCGCGGAGCGTGCGCCAGGCGTCGCGCGCGCGCGTGAGGATGCCGTCGCGCGCCACTATCGGCGGCCCGAGAAAGAGACGCCGAGCATCGGGAACGCGCCGCCGTTACGTGCGCGCGCGATCCGCCGCTCGAGCCGCGCCATTTCCTTGGTAAGCTCCTCAATCTTGCGGCGCTTGCCGGAGGTCCCGCCGAGGTTGTACTCCTCGAGCGGGTTGCTCAACAGTCGGTCATACGCCGCGCGCGCGAGCACGAGGGAGCGCTCGTCGGCCGACTGTCCCGCGTTGCCAGTGAGGCTTACGGGATTGGCGGCGACCGTCACCGAATACGCCGCGGCGGTAAAGGTGCCCTCGGTTGTATGCGAAAAGCGTACCTGCACCCGATAGAGTCCGGCCGGGAGCGCGGCGGAGGTGTTGAGCGCAAGCGCGAAAATCCAGAGCGCCCCGTCGGCCGACGCGGAGAACGTCGCGGACGCCGGCCCCGTGAGGTACGCCGCCGCCGTCCATCCATCAGCCGCCGCATACCCCGCGGTCGCGTCGCGCCAGGCGCACGAGTCGCCCGCGATCAGTTGCACCGGAGGAACAGAGGGAAGGGTCGCCGCCATGGCGCAACAGTACCGGCGCGGCGGACGCGGTCCGATGTGCACGCGCCCGGCATCGTTGCACACGAGAAAAGACACGCGCGCGACACTCGCCGGCCGCCTGGCGCACCACCCAGAAAACAGAACGGACCCGCCGACGGAAGTGTCGACGGGTCCTCCCATTCTGCGGATGGTTCTCGGTACGCCCTCGGAGGCGCACCTCGAGAGGTGGAAACTATGTCGCGCGTTTCACCTTTCAACGGGTCCGGCGTCAGGAAATCGGAGGCGGTAGGTTGCCGGTCCGCCTTTCCAGGCGCGCGGCCCCCGCTCGAGGTAGCCGGCCGCCACCAAGCGCCGGAGCGCGCGGTGCACCGAGGACACCCCGAGCCCCGAGTCGGCCGCGAGACTGTCGAGCTTCTCCGCGGCGAACGTGTCGAGGTTGAGCCGCTCGAGCAGCGCGAGGAACAGCCGCACCGCGTCCGCGTCGAGGCGCGGATCGCGACGCACGCGCGCGAGCGTCAACCGAAAGCAGTTATGCGCCAGGAGCACCGCGGCATGTTCGTCGGATATCGTCATCGGAGGCGGTTAATAGCGGCGGACGAACCCGCCACGCTTGCCAGGTGCGCGCGGGAGGGAGAACGGAGACACCGGCGGCGGTGTCGGTCTGGGCGGCTCGAGCGGTGCGACTACCGCGCCGCCGTCGTCATCACCTGGCGGCGGATTCTGGCCGGATTTGCTCCCGATGGCCTCGAGCGTCGCGGCGCGGCGCGCGGCGTAGCTCGCCAAGGTGGCAATCGTTTTCGGCCCGAGGCTATGGAGCGCGGCGAGACACAAAATCGTCAAGTCGAGCGCCTCGTTTCGCCGGCCCGGCAGGAGCTCCCACAACCGCACCACGCGCCCACCGCGCACCTTCGGGACGAGGTGCTCCGCCGTCAGCTGCGCGTAAAACTCCGGCGCGAGCGTATCAGAGAAATGCACCGAGCCCGGCGCGCCGAGCGCGGAGCGGAGCCGCGCCGCCAGGAGGTCCTTTGCCGTGTCCACACCCACCAGCCACGGCTTTTCCTCGCCCTTTCGCTTGACGGGTCCGGGTCGTTGAATGAGCAGCCGCCCGCGCCCGTCCTCGCCCTTGGTCGGGAGGATGCGCCGCGCCGAGGACACACTCCGCGCGTACCGGTAGACGGCGCCCTGAAGGTATCCGGTATCAATGCACACCGCCGCCGGCGTCACGCCGCCGCGCGGCTCGAGGAGCCAGGCGTCCAGCTCTTGCCAGACAGCAAACTCGGTCGGGTTGCCATAGAGTTGCGCCCACTCGAGGACGAAAGCCTCCTCGCGCGCCGCAAATCCCACCGTCAGCACCTCGAGCCGGTCTTTTTGCACGTCGACGCCGGCCGTCACGAGCCCCACCGACGGCGGGAGAAAATACGTTGGCGCGTCGTCCGTCTCGAGCACCTCGCGCGGCCCGAACGGCTCCGCGCGCGCCATGAGTGCCGTCGGCTCGAGCTTCTCGGAATCCGGCGCGAACGGGAGCCCGAGAAAGGTGTTAACGAACACCTGGAGCAAGTCGCGCGAGCGCCGCGAGGCAAGGAACTTCTCGAGGATTTCCGCCCAGGAGAGCCAGGGCGACAACAGCCCGTGGATGTGATACCCGCGCGCGCGCCGCCCCGGATGCGTCGCCCGCCACCGGCCGCGCGCGAGCATGCGCGATTTTTCGCGCTCCGGGATCAGCGCGCCGCACCCCTCCGCCTGGCACCGATACCGCGCCGTCGCCGGCATGAGCTCGCCGGCCTCGTCGCGGTCCGCCTCGAGGCAATACTCCCCGCGCGCGTTTTTCCACTCGAGCCGTTGAAACTCGCCGCATGTCGGACACGGCATTTCGTAATGCCGTTGGTCCGATGCCTCCCACAGCTCCCACGTTTTTGAAGCACCCTCGACCGTTGGCGTCGAGACGACAATCCGCTTCCGGTTGTGAAACGTCGTCGTGCGGCGCGTCGCGAGCTCGAGCGGGTCTCCCTGGTCGCCGACACTGGCCTCCCACTCGTCGAGCTCGTCGACAAAGAGCCAGCGAATCGGCCGGGAGCGGAGTCCGGCCGTTGAGTTGGAGCCGATCGCCGCGATATACCCGCCGGCAAACGTCTTTTTTTGCTTGGTGTCGTCCGAGTGCCGGCGCCCGTTGCCCCCGCGCACAATCCCGCGGAGCCGCGGCGAGTCGCGGAGCATCGGCTCGAGCCGCTCGCCAACAAAGTTTTTCGCCGCCTCAACCGTCGGTTGAATGAGCAGCGACGGCCCAGGGTCCTCCGCCATCATGTAGCCAATAGCGTTGAGGATCACCTCGGACCCGCCGACTTGCGCGGCTTTCGGGATGACGATTTCCGGGACCGCGGCGTCGCCGATCGCGTCGAGGATTTCGCGCAGATATGGCGTTTTGTCGGTCCGCCACCGGCCGCCGGCGGAGCTCGCGCCCTGCGACAGCCACCGGTTTTTGTCGCACCAATCCGAGACGACGAGCCGCGGCGGCGGCGCCAAGAGTCGACGGCGGAGTCGCCGCGCGCGCCGGCGGAGGTCGCGCCGCGCGGCCGCGTCGTCCGCGTCTGAAAATGCCTCGCGGGTTGACGAGACCGTGAAGGTTTGCGCGAGCGAGCCGTCAGCCCGCACCCGAAACCGCGGCCGCGATCGCATGCCGTACCCGGTCACGCGACGGCCGCCCCTTCCGGCGGCGTCTCGAGCTCCGCCTCGTCGTCCTCCTCCTCGTCGTCCGCGGCGCTTGCCTCGGCGAGCGTCTCGTCGACAAACCATTGCAGCGCGCGCACCGTGCCAGGGAGCGACGGGTCCGCGAGAATCCGCTCGAGCACGTCCGGCGCTTTGCCGCTCGGCGCGGAGAGAAACCGCGCGCGCGCGTTGGCGAGTGCGCCGGAAACCTCCTCCTCGAACGTCTCCCGACGCACCAGGGAGGCGCGCCGCTCGGCGAGGTCGAGCTCGCGGAGCTCGCGGTCCGCGCGCGCCTTGAGTGCGCGCTCGAGGTCCTCGGACACCGTGCCGGCGTCGCGCTCCGCCGCCTCGCGCGCCGCCGTTGCCGCGCGCTCGACGCGCCAGTCGATGCACTCCGCCGGCTCGTACTCAAACCGGGAGCCCTTCTGGCGGTACGGCATGCCGGCGGCGCGGTCATTGTCGATGGTCCGCGCGGTCACACCGAATAGCGCCGCGAGCTCCGACGCGGAGACCGTCGGCTTTGCGCGCGGCTTGTGAGCGCGCGCGGCTTTTTTCGCGCCGGCGCTCTTTTTTGCACGTTTCGGCGCGGGTTTGCGCGCCTGTTTTTGGGCCGGTGCCTCCTCGACGGCGGCCGGAGCGGATGCCTTACGCCCCACGCAACCCGAAACCGAAACGACGCGCGCGCGCCCGGTGTACACCGATGTTCCGAGGTCGTGCGGTCCCAGATCGGAAGAGCACACGTCTGAA